GCAAGCTATATCAAAAGCTATCAAAAAAGGGAATTTCAAAGTTCAAGAAACGTATGGGATTGGGGGAAGACAATACCGAATTGCTCTTTCTAGTTTGCCAGCTGATGCACAAGTAAGATATTTGCAGGCTCATCCGGAGGTGTGGCAGGAGGCTTTGAAGATTAAAGAGCTTTCAGATGAGGCAAAGGCTTTCTTAATTAAGAAGACACTTCCGCAAAAGGAAGAAAATGAAGTATCCGTGAGGGTTGCAACAATGGATAGAGCTTGGGCAATAAAGGAATACTTGCATAATCCTTGCTATGAGACGGCAAAAAGAGTTGCTGAAGAGCTAAAAGTCCATGTGTCAACGATTTATAGATGGATAAAAAAGGCTGAAGAAGAGGCTGAAAGAATTCGGATGATGAAATTGGAAAAACAAACAGTGCCTATTAAGTTTCCACGAACAAGTGTGCCTGAAGATGTGCTGATTGAAAGCTTAAGCATTATTTTAAGTGCTCCTGGAAAGAGAATTATCAACGGGTGGCAGTATGTAGTGAATAAAGGGTATGATATCTCTTATTCGCAGTATACACGAATTCTCAATAAGATGACGCCACCTTTCAGTAAAATACTTGAGTATCACAGGTCTGGAAGAATTTCAGCATTACTTACAGAGACTCCTCAAATTATCAGGGCTTGGAGTGAGCTTCCGGTTATGCATACCATTGTAGGGGACCAACATTATCTTGACTACTACATGTATAGTCCGGAGCTTGATGAGGTGATTAAGGTTCAGCTTTACATATGGGCTGATTGTTCAAGTAGGTATTTTGTTTCTTGTGTGCCTTCAATTGGGGGGCAGTATACGCAATGGCATGTGCAGGCAAGTTTGGCTGAAGCTTTTAGAATACATGTTCCTTCTGAGATATACACCGACTGGGGCAAGCAAGAGAATTCAAAAATGACAGCTGAATTTATTGACAGGCTTTCTTCTGGGAAGATCTATCTCGGGGATTGGGATGATTTCTTAGAAAAGTATCCAGAGGCAAGGATCGCAAGAAAAAGGTCTACCCCGGGAGTTCCACCTGTTAAGCCAATTGAAAATATGATCAGGAGGTTCACTGAGTTTCTTAATCAAGAAGGGCTAACAGGTTATGCAAAGAGGGATTTGAAAGATCCATTTAGAAACAAGCAACTTCAAGAATTATTGAAAGCACAAATTAAAAAGAAGGATCTACCAACGCTTGAAGAAGGCTTGAAGGTTATCGCAAATGTTATTGAGAAGTGCAATATAACGGAGATAAAAACAAAAGAAGGAAAGAGATTTATTCCAGCTGAGTTTTTATGGAAAGGACTTGAAGGAAGAAGGGTTGTTATTGGAGATGATGAGATTGCAATGATATTTTTTCCAGCTTTTGTGAGAAAGGTAAGAAATGCTTCAGTTCAAGTAAAACTTGGGACAAAAACGGTTGTCTTTACTGCAAAAGAATTGACTTGGCTTCGTGATGGGGAAGAGGTTATGGTTAAAGTTAATCCTTTCCCTCCGCATGAGGGGTCAATGTTTTTTAGATATAATGGAAAGGATTGGGAATTTTTAGCTCCCGCTACAGTGTGGATTGGACATAGGGTTCATCCTCAGGATCATAAAAAGCTTGCTAAGGCTATGGAAGTGAAAAATCATTATCTTAAACAGTTTGTTTTAGCGATAAGAGAAATTCATGAGAGGGCAAAGAAGGCTTTTGGAGTGGTTGAAGATAAGCCTATAAGGAAGCTGACATCCGCTATTAAACATAAACAAGAGGGTATGGGAGATTTGGTTTTCTTAGATATTAAAAAATTTAAAAACATAAGAGATAAGAATTGGGAAGCACTTGGGAAGCTTGCAAATTTTTATGATTATTAAAACAAGGGGGTAACAAAAAATGGAAGCACAAGCACAAATAATAGATTTTGAATTTGCAGATTTACTTAGGCTCTCTGGGTTAACTCTTAAAAAACTTGCATTTATTTTGCGTGAAAAGGGAATAAATGTATCACCAGCAATGCTTTGCATGATAAAAAATGGCAAAAGAAATTCTGATCCTTTAAAAGAAAGAATTAAAGAAATTTTAAAGGAATACATCGAACAGTCTAAAAAAGAAAAGGATGGGGTTGTAGAAGAAGTTATAGAATTTTTAACCGAAGCACAAAGAAGAATGCTATCAGTTTTAGAAGCAACTTATGAAGATAAGGAATTTGCTTTGATTGTTGGCCCAAGTGGGATTGGGAAAACTTATATGGTTGAAAAGTTTGCAGAAGAACATGAGGGAGTTGTGATTTATAAAGTAGTGAAAACTATGGCACTTGGAGATTTACTTAGAGAGCTTTGTAGAGTGCTTAAACTTCCTGAATGGGGCACAAATTATCAGAAATTTAGCAGAATCAAAGAGGCTTTAAAAGGAAAAAAAATGCTTATTGTTGATGAAGCTGATTTGCTTGCTGATGAATCGCCAAATAGGTTTTTGCGTAAGATAGAAATTTTTCGTGAGCTTGCGAATGTGTGTGCGGTTGTGCTTGTTGGACTTCCTGAGCTTGATGAAGCAATTTATGCAAATGTAAAAAGCTATATTTACTCAAGAATGGGATATTATGCTTATTTAAAAGAGCCAGAACCTCAAGAACTTATCAAATATTGTGAATTAAAAGGAATTAAAAATATAAGACAGGTTGCAGGTGCTTCAATTGGAAGGGGCTATTTTCGTTACATAAATAAGGTGGCAAAAAGAGCAAAGAAAATAGGAGAAGAACTGGCTTTGTCAATTATGTATGCAGGAAAAAGATAAAAAGGGGGTGTGAGTTATGCAAAAAATAATATTTAGAAATGAATCTTATGAAGGATTTAGATTAGTTACAGAGCCAATTAAAGAAGGTGAGAAAGAATATATTTACACTATTGGGTGGCATCATGTATTACACAAATTTTATTTAGAGGAATGTATAATTCATTTTAGTTTCAAACCTCCTTTAACTGAAGGCAATACTGTTTATAGCGATTCAATAGAAGAGCTAATAAAAGAAATAGAAAAAAGAAGAGGGGCTAAGGTTTATGCAAGAGTAGCAATTTATGCAAAAGAATTTTATTAAAACATATTAAAACAAGGAGGTGATAAAAATATGACAAAAAAGGAAAAATCTAAAAGTGATGAAAAAAGAGCGATATATAAGGCTAAATTACTTGCTATTTTGGCAAAACATGTGGGGAAAAGTAAATCAATTGGCATGGGGACATTATATGAGAGAGTTTTCGGGAATACTTGTAAAGATAAGGTTAATCAAGCACGAATTATAAGAGCTCTTGTAACTGAATTGAGAAAAGAAGGAATTCCTATTTGTTCTGACCAGGATAGAGAAGGTGGAGGATATTATTTAGCTGCTGCTGGTAAAGAGCTTGAAGAATATTGTATGAAATTAAGAAAGCGTGCATTAAAGATTTTGCATATGGAAGCAATACTTAGAAATAAAACTCTACCCGAACTTCTTGGGCAACTTGTATTAAGTATGGGAAGAAAATCTGCAAAAGAAAATGAAATAGGAGGAATAAGCAATGCAAGCTAAAAAAGCTAAAAAAATGACGAATGAACTGATTTATAAAATAGAAAGTTTACTTTCTGCAATTAAAGAAGAAAAGGAAGCTTTGAGCAAAGTTGAAGCAGAATATGAAAGAGAATTGGAGGTTCTTAAAGCAAAGTATTATCCAGAAATTGAGCAAAGGAAAAATGCCTTGAAAAATTTAGAACAGGAGCTTGAAAAATTTGCTAAGGCTTATGCAGGAAAATTATTTCAAGATGGAGATATTGTTGAGTTAAGTATAGGAAGAATCATAAGAGAAATAAAAATTGCAGTAAAAAGAGCAAGAGGGGTTCTTAAGAAACTTGAACAACTTGGTTGGGATGAAGCAATTATTATTCAAAAGAAAGTTAACTGGGATGTATTGGAAACATGGCCTGAAGAAAAGTTAATAGCCTGTGGAACAGAAAGAGTAATAAAAGTAAAAATTACATACGAATTGTATGAATAGGAGGGTGGCAATAAAACTTATAGAAATAGTTTGTAGAAATAAAAGAGAAGCAGAAAGAGTATTTTTAGTAGCTAAAAAAGGTTTTGTTATTGATGATGTAGATTTAAATAAAGAAGAATGATAGATAGGAAAAGGCTTTTAAGAAGGCTTTGGGCAATAGCAGATAGTCTTTTTGGTAAAGAAAAAGAAGAAAAAGTATATAGTTATGTTTCTTTTATTTATGAGAAAGAAAGATTGCGAGAATTGACAGATGAAGAGCTTGAAGAAATGGTTAAAGCTTTTGTAGAAATGCTTTCAGAAAAGGAATGCCCTTCTGCACCTCATGAATGGAGGCTTATTAAAGTTTTGCAAAAAAAGCTTGGTTGGACAAATGAGCATTTATTGAATTACATTAAAAAATATGCTCGTGTTGATCATCCGAGATTTTTAACCCAATATAAAGCAAGAATTGTAATTACTGCTATGATGACTATATTAAATGGTAGGAAAAAAAGTATGAGAGGTAGAAAAATTCAAAATGACAAGGTTGTATACAGTTCGTGAAATAGCAAAATATTTTCAGGTAAGTGAACGAACAGTGTATGGCTGGATAGAGATGGGTTATTTACGGGCGATCAAGGTTGGGTCTCTTGATGGGAAAGGAACGGTTAGGGTTCCAGAGGATGCTTTAGAAGAATTTATTAGAAATTGTCAAACTATCCCTATTTGTCCAAAAAGGATAGTTCTTAAGATTCGTTGGGAAGAGCATTCTTCATAATCAGGAAAATATTGCTTGTTTCTTTTTTACAAATTGCATAAATTTGCAATATGCAGTATGCACAAATTGGGGATATAGTTTTTGAAGTTCTTGCGTATAAAGAGCATAAAGAGGAATTAGAGTTTCCTTATGCAAGACATGAGACAATCAAGCCACCTTCAAGTTTACAATTTATGGGTGGAAAGGAGCTTAGAAAAATTAGTTTATCTGTGCGTTGGCATAGAGAATGGTGTAATCCTGAGGAAGAAAAGAAAAAGCTTGAAGAGTTTGCAGTAAAAGGAGAATATGCAAAATTTATTTTGGCGGAAAAGGTGATCGGAGATTTCGTCATTGAAAAAGTTTCTTTTCAGGTTCTGCAAATAGATGTTTTTGGAAAGCCAGTAATCATTGATGCAGATTTAGAATTGACAGAATATATTAAAAAAGAAATGGAAAAGAAAAAGATAAAGACTGTATCTAAAAAAGCTCCGATGAAAAAAACTAGTAGTCAGGCAAAATATGAGAAGTTTCAAGTTATACAAGAGCAAAGCAAAGATAAATCAATTTCTATGCCGAAAATAGTTAAGGTATCATGAAATATATAACTAAGGAAGGTGACAGATGGGATTTGCTTGCCTGGAAGTTTTATGGGGATCCTTACCTTTATGAGGTTCTTCTTTTAGAGAATAAAGAGTTGATGAGGTTTACTGTGCTTCCTGCTGGAAAAGTGATTGAAGTTCCAGAGGTTATAGATGAAACAACTCCTGAGGTAGTTGCTCCGCCGTGGCAGACAGATTAATTCCGGAGCCTTATTTGTATGTAGAAATTAATAATAGGGATGTTTCGGCGTATATCACCCCTTTCTTGCTTAGTTTTCGGTATATTGATAATGATGGACTTGATAAGAATGAAAGTGATGATGTAGAAATTGAAGTTGAAGACTCTCAAAATTTTTTCAGAGATAATCCTCCTGCAAGAGGAAGTTCTTTAAAGGTCCGCTTTGGGTATGTAGACAAAATCAGAGATGCTGGAGTTTTTTTTATAGATAGCTACAATTTTAGGTATAGTAGGTCTGGCGCTGTTTTTACGATAAAGGCTTTAGCAAAAGATGTTAAAGCCAGTTTCAGGACACTGAAAACTACTGCTTTTGAAAATACAACACTAAAAAAAATAGCAGAAGATATAGCTAAGCGTAATGGATACAAACTATACTTTGAAGGTGCTGATATTGATTTTAAAAGGATAGATCAATATAAAGAGCGAGATTTAGTTTTTTTGCAAAAGCTTTGTCAAAGATATGGCTATGTATGTAAGGTTTCGGCAAGAAAAATTGTTATTCGGGATATGGATAAAGTGTTAGGTGGTTCGGTTTTATATGTGCTTACCCCTGAAGTTGTGATTGATTTAGATATTGAAGTATCAAGTCTTTATGCAGGAGATGTAGATGTTGCTTATTTAGATTTGAATAAAAAAGAGGCTACAGTGGATAAGAAAAAAACTGAGGTTAAAGCAAGCAAAAATATCCAGGTTGAGAGGGTAAGGGTTGAGAATAAAAAACAGGCTGAAAGGATAGCTCATGCTCAGAAAACTCAAAATGAAATGAAAGAAAATAAAGGAAGGGTGCGTTGTATCGGGATTCCTGATATCTATGCAAGCGGGAAGATTAGTCTTTCTGGTTTTGGAAAGTTTGACGGAGAATACTATGTTTCAAGGGTTGAGCATGAAATCACAAGAAATGGATATATTACTCAGATTGAGTTTTATAAATCTTTACAAACTGGAGGTAAGAAAAAGAAATGATCCGTCGGGGTATAGTTGTTGCAGTAGATGAGAAAACAGGAAAAGTAAGGGTTCAATTTCCTGATCTTGATGGGCTTGTATCTAATTGGTTGCCAGTTGTTTTTCAAAAAACTTGTAAAGATAAACATTATTGGATGCCTGATGTCGGAGAATATGTTGTAGTTGCTTTTGATGAGGAAGGAGAAAAAAGCGATGGATATGTTCTTGGTGCTTTTTACAATGAGAAGGATCCTGTGCCTGTAGCAAATAAAGATAAATTCTTTGTGAGATTTGAAGATGGGACTGAGATTGAGTATGACAGAAAATCTCATAAGCTTAGAATCTCAGTTAGAGGAGATGTGCTTATTGAGGCTGATGGAAATATGACACTTAAGGCAAGTAGAATTGACCTAAATCCATAATGGAGGTGCAAAGATGCCAGCTGTTGTCCGGCTTGGAGACAATTCTTGTGGTCATGGATGCTGGCCACCCCGTCTAAATGTAGAGGCGTCCCCTAATGTGTTTGTGAACGGCAAGGGTGCCCATAGGCTTGGTGATGCTTGGGATGTGCATACCTGACCAGCTGGAAGCCATGACGGCGTTGCTTCTGGTGGAAGCCCAAATGTGTTTGTCAACGGCAAGCCAATTTGTCGAGTGGGAGACCCCATTTCCTGTGGAGATACTATGTGTGAGGGTTCTCACAATGTTTTTGCTAATGGATAGAACTTGAAAATATTGCTTGTTTTTAGGTAATTCTTAGATAGTTTATTTGTAATGGATTTAATGACACCTGGAATTATAAGCATTATTTTTAATGGTGGTTATTTGGCAGTTTGTATCTTTCTTCTGTATCTGATTTATGAATTGAAAAAAAGACATGAAAGAATTGATGAAAAAATTGATACACTTGAGAAAGAAAAAATTTCTAAAGATGAGTTTTACCGCAGCGTTTCAGGATGGAGAGAAGAAATAAATATATTACACAAGAAAATAGATGACTTAAAAGACCTTATTATAAAGGAGAGGCTCAAATGAGGATAGCTCCACTTTCATTGAGATATAAAATTTTAGACTTTCTATACAAAGTTTATCCTGAGGCTATTGAAGAGCTGATTATTATTCATGTTTTTTACGAATATCACACGGTAGATGATATTAAGAAGCATCTAAACTATCTTGTTGATAAAGGCTATATAGAGCAAAAAGAAATTTGTCTTAGGCTTGGGACTAAAAAGACTACTAATATTTATAAGATAACCTCTAAAGGAATTGACCTTATGCAAGGAATCATTCAGGATAAAGCAATACCAATCCCTGGGGATGAATAAAAATGCGTAGGTCAAAAGCAAAGCTTTATGATTTGGTAGAGAGGATCATTTATCTTTACGAAAATGAGAAAATGACCATAAGAGATATTGAGGCTTTACTTCGGGCTGAAGGTTATGACATTTCTAAATCAAGCATTCATAGAACAATAAAAAGCTATACTGAGCTTGCAGAAGAATATAAAAGAACAGCAGAAGAAACTAAAGCTCTTATTGAAGCTTTAAGAGATCAACCAGCAAGCTATCAGATGGAAGCTATTTTAACCATGCTTGTTTCTAAAGTTTTTAATTTTGTAAGGAGCATTGAAGAGCTTGAGTTTGAAGATCCTCATGAACTTGTTTTAGCTTTGAATAGACTTGCTTCTTCGGTAGAAAAAATGCAGAGATATAGAGAAGAATTAGAAGCAAAAATGGCAAAGGTGGAATTAGAGGCAAAGAAGAGAAATATAGATAAGGAGTTTATTGAATATGTCCGTAAAGAGATATTTGGAGCGTAAACCTTTACTTTTGTCTTATCAGCAGAGGATGCTTAAGGCTATTTCTGAACACAAGTATTCAATTTTTATGTATGCGAGACAAACTGGGAAAAGTTTTGCTGTTGCGTTATGGGCAGTTCTTCGTGCTTTAGAAAAACCTAATCATCTTGTTGCAATTATTTCTCCAACTGAGCGTCAGAGTAAAGAGCTTATGGAAAAGGTTAAAAGACATATTGAATTTTTAAAAATTGTAGGTGCTGAATATGGAGAGAAATTTTTTGAAGATGCTAAGATTTCTGTTCTTGAAGTGAAATTTCCAAATGGAAGTAGAATTGTTGGGCTTCCAGCTAATCCAGATGGTGTAAGAGGTTTGACTGGAGATGTAGTGTTAGAGGAGGCAGCTTTCTTTCAGGATGGTTTTAAGGTCTATCAAGCAATCTTTCCAAGCGTTACAAGAAGCAATGACTATAAGCTTGTTGTAATATCAACCCCTAAGGGGAAACTTAATCTATTTTATCATCTTTGGACTTCAGCTGAAAATAATGACTTATGGTATCGGGAAAAGTTAACTATCTATGATGCTGTAGCTGAGGGACTTGATATAGATGTGGAAGTTTTAAGGAAAGGTATTCCTTCAGATGAAATGTGGCGCTCTGAATATCTTTGCGAATTTGTTGATGAGGCTGAAGCTTTTATACCATATGAATTGATACAATTTTGTGAGGCTGAAGATGTAAAAGAAAAAGATATAAGAAAACTGCAAGGAGAAATTTTTATTGGGGTTGACATAGGAAGAAGGCATGACTACACAGCTATTGCTATTGTGGAGAAGCTTGGTGATGTTCTTTATCTTAGGAATATGGAAATCTTGAAACAGGTCCCTTTTTCAGAGCAGTTTGCAATTTTAAGACATTTAGCAGGATACGCTCGAAGAATGGCAATTGATGAAACTGGGATTGGTATGCAACTTGCTGAAGAGCTAACAAGGCTTTATGGGGAGCTAAAAATTATACCAGTATATTTCACAGCAAAAGCAAAAGAAGAAATGGCAACAAGACTGAAAACAAAATTTCAGGATAAACTTATAAGAATTTATCCTGACCCAGATTTAAGAGAAGACCTTCATTCTGTTAGAAAAGTAGTTACTGAGGCAGGCAATATTAGACTTGAGAGCGTATCTGATGATGGGCATGCAGATAGGTTTTGGGCTTTAGCTTTAGCGGTTCATGCAAGTGCTGGAGAGGAAAGAAAAATTTTTATCCCGCCGTGTTTTGTTTCACCAAGAAGAGAGGGGTTAACTTATGGGCTTAATCAGCTGGTTTAAAGAAAAATTTGGAGAAAAGCCGAAAAAGGAAAGCTTTAAGGCAAGCTCAATTGAACCTGTAAGTGTTTTAATCCCTCAGACTAAAATTGTTCAATATAGTTTTATAAACCCTCGTTATCCACGTGAATGGTTGTTCACCATAGAGAAGGCTGTATTTGGGAATCAAGATTTAAGCATGGTTTTTGAATTATACATTGACCTTGCAAACTCTGGGCATCAAGTGCAGGTTGTAGGAAAACAAGCAGAAGAAGCTAAAACCGAAATTGATAATTTAGCAGTACGATTAAACACTGATAGTCTCGTCAATCAACTTTTTGCTCAACTTGCTTTATATGGGGCTGTAAGCATTGAAGTAATAGTTAAAGAAGATTTATCTGAAGTGCAAAAGGTAGTTCGTGTTCCTGCTCATACTATTTACTTTAAATATAATGAGGAAATCCGGGATTTTGAACCTTATCAATGGATACCACCTGAGGACCCAATTAAGCTAAATCCAAATACTTATCTTTATATTCCGCTTATAACCCTTGATGGTTCTCCTTATGCGATACCTCCGTTTTTAGCATCTTTGTCTCCTTTAGAGGTGCAAGAGGAATTCAAAGTTGAGCTAAAGAATCTTGCTAAAAAGATAGGGCTTCTTGGATTTTTTGACATAGAAATTCCCAAGCTTGAGCCTAAGCCAACTGAGATAGAAACTGAGTATTTTAAAAGACTTGAAGAACATTTAAATAAGGTTGCAGAACAAGTAGCTGAAAATATACAAAAGGGAATTTTTCTTCATTATGAGGGGACAAAAGCAGAATTTAAAGAAATTGGGGGAAAGATTTCGGATGTGGATAAAATCCTTGCCCATATCAATAGGTGGCTTGTTACTGGGGCAAAAGCACAGCCAAGTCTGGTTGGAATTTCAGAGGGTATAACTGAAACCTGGGCAGTTGTTAGCTATGAACAGTTTGCAAGACAATTGCAGAACTATCAAAGAATAGTAAAAAGGGCTTTGGAATATATCTATAAGCTACATTGTGCGTTAAAAGGCTTTGATATTGAAGATATAAACATTATTTTTAATTCTGTGCCAAAGCTAAAGCCTGAAGCTGATATTGAGGTATTTACTAAAAAAGTTGATGCAATAACCAAACTTTTTGAAACAGGAATAATAACTATAGATGAAGCAAGAGAAATGCTTGGATTAAACCCAATAGGAGGTGAGAAAGGTGCAAGAGATGAAAAAGTATTTTCTAAGGTTTGGGATAGCTCTTCTGATAGCTTTGCCGTTTCTTTTAATAGCAGGAAGAGAAACTCTAAGGATATTTCTCTACAAGATAACGATGTGTGCAGTGGGAGTGTTTTTGGCAGAACTTATTTGGGCAGCGTTTTTTAAACCTGTTTATGGGGCAACGGAAAATTTAGACGCTACGGAAAGATTAAGCGTGCTTATATTCAGAGGCTTACTTTATATGGGGATTTTACTTGGGCTAATGCTTGGGCTCTAAAATGAAGAGGGTTTTAAGTATTGCGATAAGCATTGCTATAACTGGGCTTGTGTCTAATACTTACGCAGGGATTGTGGATAGATGCATGAAGTATGCACCGCTTGTAATTCGTGAGGCAAGATATCATATAGGGATGAATGCACCGGCTCATCTCTTTCTCGGGCAAATAGAGCAGGAGTCCAGATGTAATGAAGGAGCTACAGCTTTTGACGGTGGTATGGGGCTTGGGCAGTTTATGCCTGAGACAGCAAAAGAGCTACACGAGAGGTATAAGGTGCTTCAAGAGTTTTCGCTCAATCCTTATGATCCAAGATGGAATGTAAGAGCCCTAATTCTCTATGATAGGGAATGCTATAACTCGGTTTCCTGTCGGGGCTGGTATTTTGCTTTTCGTGCGTATAACGGAGGAGCTTCCCTGCTAAATAGGGAAATAGCAAGGGCTGGAAGCTGTGATTTAGAAAAGGTTGAAGCCCAATGTAAGCGAAAGGTTATCAGGCTTAAAAATGGCTCTCTTCTTGATTTATGTGTGGTGAATATTGAGTATCCATATCGCATCTTTGAGAAGTCAGAAAAGTATAAAAGGAGGCTTGTCAGATGATAGGCTTACTAAGTTGGAGGTTTTTGAATTTTTTACTTATCGGAGCTCTCTTTTTTGCGATCGGTTTTAAGTCGGCTTGGTATATACAAGGCTTAAAGATTGAGAAGATAAGGCTTGATGCTAAAAAGCTTGAGGAAGCTTTAAAACAATGTGAGATGGCTAACGAGAGCAATTTAAAAACGATTGAGTCTCTAAAGCTTGAGCTTTCTAAAGCTAACAGACTTTGCAGTGCAAGGATAAAGGTCTATAGACATACGATTAAAAGGCTTCAGGAAATAGATGTTTTA